TCAGCTTGAATGTTGTGGGGAGGAATTAATCATGATCTGCTTAATCTCTGCCCTGATGCGACGGTTTGATTCCATGGTGCACTCAACACAGTGTCCGTTGTAAACCCAGCGTTCACTGTCATGTCCGTGCTTACATGGTTTTCCGGTGTAGTAGCGTTTAAGTCCGCGCTTTGCGGCATCAATACGTGTAATGATTTCCATGGTAAGCCCTGTTATTAGTATTGGGATTACGGTTATTTTGTGCTGACACAAAAAAAAGATCAACCAGATTTGGTTTTTTATTACCTTTAAGGTGCGAATAGATATGAAAAGACCGCCGGATGGCGGTCTACAGAGGTTTGTGGCTGGATATCATGAGTAGAAGAAGTATGCCAGTTCTGCTTTTGAGCGCAGCCATTGTCTTGTTTTACAGGCTTTAAAAAGCCCATTCATCAATACTTTACCTGGCATTTTGCGCTTACCTGTTAAGTGAGTCTGGATATAGTGACTCGTCGTTCCGGCTTCCTGTGCGAAGGCTTCACGCTCATCCGGAGTAAGTGCAAGCCAGTGCTTTTTGAAATCGAAATGTCCGTTATCGCTCATAGCTATTGCCTGATATTTATTTCAGATAATAAATATTCACCCATAAGGTAACAAAAATCAAGGATAGTTACCTATGGGGTGCATTTACCTGTTGGGTAATATTGCTTTAAATTGAATCATCTACTGATTCATATATGAGGCGATTTTCCAGAAAATGAAAAGTATCCAGGACGTCCGCAGGCAAAATCTCAACGACTTGATCGACCGTGAATTCAATGGTGTTCAGACGCGGATGGCAGAAAAACTTGGAACTCAGGCAAATCTGGTAAACCGCTGGGCTCTTGGCAAGAAGGTTATCGGCGACCAGGTTGCGCGAAAAATTGAAGCTGCCGCCAATAAACCACGTAACTGGCTTGATATCGATCGCTCGCTTTCTCAGGAGGGTTTTCAGCCTGTTGGACCAAGCGACATTGGTCAGCTGGCGGCTCACAACCTGGAACGCTGGATGAGTGAAAGCCGCGACCTTTCAACTCAGGGAAAACTTCACCGCGCATCCGGCGTCGCCCAGGTGACAATCAGCCGCCTGTTAAACAATGAGGTCAGCGTTTCCATTTCCACTCTGGAGAATGTTGCATCTGCATTCGGGCGTCACGGATATGAACTACTGATTCACCCGCACGACCCTGCAACTATCAACTATGACCGCTCGCGCTACGCATTGTTACCTGAAACCGAGAAAGCAAAGATCGAAAGTTACATTGAATTTGTCATCAACCAGAACGAAAAAAACAAACAATAAAATCATATTTTTCAGTAAGTAAGCCGCCATTTGGCGGCTTTTTTATTGTCTATCTAATTACCTTGCAGGTAATTTTTTTAACTCATATCTATTGACATCAAACCAAATACGCATAATTATTACCTCAACGGTAACAAGCCGAGGTGACAAGTTATGCAGTGGAAAATTATCAACGGTTGGTACTGTGTTACTGCATGCGGATTCATGAGCTGGAAGTTCCGCACCTTACAGGAAGGCATTAAGTGGGCTTTCGTCAGCAAAGAAGCTCGCGATGTGGCCAACGATAACGAGATATGGGAGGGCTGATAATGAACGTTAATCAGCAGAAAAATCTTCAAAAAATCATGCTGGCGTTCGACAAGGACTACCGCCTGTCAGAACAGCTATATGACCGACAAGTTGAACTGATTGAGAGCATCCGACTTCATCAACTGGCCTCAACTTTCGACGTTGTAACAGGCAAAGGCGTTCGCCAGGAAGTACTGGAGGCCGCTAAAGACAGCCCTGAGTTCGAAGAACTAATGGATGCCTACCGGCGAGAGGCAATGGCAATTATCGCCAGCTGGGATCTGGCAGATCAGCTTGATGGGCAGAGGGACGCGGCATGAAACCGGGAATTTATTTCGACATCAGCAACGAAGACTACCACGCCGGTGACGGCGTGAGTAAGTCGCAACTGGACATGGTTGCCAAGAATCCGGCGCTTCTTAAATGGGTTCAGGCAGCACCAGAAGACGAAGAGAAAAAGTCTGCACTGGATATGGGAACCGCATTGCACTGCCTGCTTCTGGAACCTGGAGAATTCGACAAACGCTTCATCGTTTCACCGAAATTCGATCGTCGGACAAAACAAGGTAAAGCTGACGAAGAAGCATTTCTTCGTGATGTGACGGATATGGGTATTGCGGTACTTGATGTCGAGCAGTGGCGAAAACTGGAGCTGATGCGTGATAGCGCAATGGCTCATCCGGCGGCACGCTGGATGTTGGAAGCACCTGGTTACTGCGAAGCATCAATGTACTGGAACGATGAAGAAACGGGTGAGTTGTGCCGAATTCGTCCAGACAAATGGCTGAACGAGCACAACGTGATCGTCGACGTGAAAAAGGTTGCGGATATGGACCGTTTTGCACGCCACATCGAGGAATTCCGCTACCACGTGCAGGACGCAATGTACCGCGAAGGCGCAATGAGGGTTACTGGTCAGCCGCATGGTTTTTTCTTTCTTGCCGTGAGCGAAAGCATTGATTGTGGTCGGTATCCGGTACGCGTGTTCGAGCTGGATGCGCAGGATGTCGATGCCGGGCACACTCTGTTCCGCCGGGATCTGAATACCTATCACGAATGCCGCATCAATGATGAATGGGGCGGTGTGGAAATCATTAAACGCCCTGAGTGGGCACGCAAACAGGATATGTACATATGAGCAACGACATCGCAAACATCAACGCACCAGTAGACACAGCAATCGCTGGAACTGCTGCAACTATTTTCAGCCCAGACGGCTTGAACCAACTGATGAAATTCGCCGAGGTAATGGCGCAAAGCCGCGTAACGGTACCGGCGCACCTCGCCGGGAAACCAGCTGATTGCATGGCCGTGGCAATGCAGGCTGCGCAGTGGGGAATGAACCCGTTTGCCGTGGCTCAGAAAACCCATGTTGTGAACGGCACGCTAGGTTATGAAGCCCAATTAGTAAACGCAGTTATCTCAACAATGTCGCCAACAAAAGATCGCATCAACTACGAGTGGTTCGGGCCGTGGGAACGCGTGATCGGTAAGTTTGTTGAGAAAACATCCAAAAACGGCAATCCGTATATCGCACCAGGCTGGACTCTAAAAGACGAAGAAGGTTGCGGTGTTCGCGTATGGGCAACCATGAAGGGCGAGGATCAACCTCGAGTGCTTGAGTTAATGCTATCTCAAGCACAGGTAAGAAACTCCACACTTTGGGCCAGTGATCCGAAACAACAACTCGCATACCTTGCGACAAAACGCTGGTCTCGCTTGCACTGTCCTGACGTAATCATGGGCGTCTACACACCAGACGAATTACAGGAAACGGCACCGCGCGTTGAGCGAGACATTACTCCGCAAACGATCACTGCTGCGGGAATGAACAGTCTGATCAACGCTAAACAAGTGAAAAAGCCTGATGAGCAAACGCGTAAAGCGGATAGCCGTGCTCCAGAAGAAATGCTAATGGCCTTTACCAGCGCAGCGATGAATTACAGCACTGTCTCCGAACTGGATAAGGCTTACAAATACATTGCACAAAAACTTTCAGATGATGACGAACTGCTGGCAAAAGCCACCGACGTTTACAGCGTTCGTCGGGAAGAATTAAACGAAACATCTATGTAACCACCACCGCGGCGCCATACGCGCCGCACTGCAACCAAGAGAGGTATTTATGAAAGGTGCATTAGGTAAGAAGGAACTCCTGGCGGTGGTGCCACTGTCATGGAGCACTATCGACCGTATGGAGCGCGCAGGGGAATTTCCTAAACGCTGGTATATCACCGATAAACGCTGCGCCTGGAACCGTGATGAAGTTGAGCGTTGGCTTGATGAACGTCAGGCAGCAAGCCCGGCAGAGTTCCAGGGTAAAAAACCTCCTGTTCAGCAACGTGTATATCGTCCCGTGAGCAACGCGGCATGAGTGCGCTGCTAAGGCACTGGAGCAAATGGTCAGGATGGTACTTATTCCTGGCTTCTGTTTCAGCATGGCTTTATCTGCTGGCATTAATTTTCAGAGAGGGTTGGATTAAGTGAGAAAGTTAAGCCGACTTGAAAAATATCACATGAACAAGGTTTCAATGCGCAGTCCGTCAAAGATTGTCGCAGTTACTCCTGCGGCGATAGAGTTCGAAAAACGCGCAATTGAAAGAGAGAAAAAAGGACAGTTCCGCATTGCCGCTCACCTTTGGCTTCAGTGTATGGATGTTGCTTCTGGTGATGTTGAGCGTGCAAGGATCGCGGTTCGCAGGGACCAATGTATCACAAAAGGTAACGGCCTTCGCCGTGGCGACTATAGCGGCATAGGATGTTGTGGGGTGGTTTATGACTAAGAAATACACACTAATCTATGCAGATCCACCCTGGGTATACCGGGACAAAGCCGCAGATGGTAATCGCGGTGCCGGTTTTAAATATCCGGTTATGAGTGTGCTGGATATCTGCCGCCTTCCTGTGTGGGATTTGGCCGATGAAAACTGTCTGTTGGCCATGTGGTGGGTGCCAACACAACCACTCGAAGCACTAAAAGTTGTTGAAGCCTGGGGATTCCGTCTGATGACCATGAAGGGATTCACGTGGATAAAATGTGGTAGTCGACAACCAGATAAACTGGTTATGGGTATGGGTCACATGACTCGCGCCAATAGTGAAGATTGCCTGTTTGCAGTAAAGGGAAAACTACCTCCGCGCATTAATGCAGGGATCGTTCAGTCATTTACCGCACCGCGGCTTGAGCATTCAAGAAAACCAGATGTCGTTCGTGAAAAACTTGTGCAATTGTTAGGCGATGTTTCTCGCATTGAACTGTTCGCCCGCCAGTCGTCTCATGGCTTCGATGTTTGGGGTAATCAGTGCGAAGACCCGGCAGTGCAACTACACCCTGGATACGCGTTGGATATTGCCAGATTAACAAATGCATTCAGCAATGCTCCGCTGTCACCAACAGACAACCAGGGGCGGGAGCGTGCAGCATGAACCGGGCATCACCAGCAGATTTAAGGAAATGCCTTGAAACTGCAAACATGCTTGCACACAGCGGGATCAGGTTTGTTCCAATTCCCGCTGTCACTGATGCTGAATTTGCAACACTGTCAGCAATATTCGCAGATAAAATTGAATCACTGGCAGCAGAAGCCGAGATGGAAGAAAATCAGCAGAATAATTAAACGTTATTCCCCCGCCATCCACTTCTCAAACTTCGACGGGGAGAACGGAATCAGATCCGTATGCTCCCCGTTAATCCAGGAATCAATCATATCGGCCCACTGCTGCAACATGTAGGCGCGCTGTCTGGCATATTCCGCTTTGTTATATACGGCGCGCACACCTTTCTGCTCATGTGCCAGAGCCTTTTCAATCCAGTCTGAAGGATAACCAGCCTCATGCAACAACGTACTGGCTGTACGGCGCATATCATGTACAGTGAAGTCCTGAATATGCTCACCATCTTCATTTATTATTTTCACCGTTCTGTCGATCAGAGAGTTCAGCGCGGCATTAGATAATGGCTTCCGGAAGTTGTAACGACCAGGAACCAGATATTCACTTCCACCAGCGCACATCTGCAACCCTACCAATATATCCTGTGCCTGTTTAGGCAGGTAAATAACGTGCGCCCGGCTTCCCTTCATGCGGTCTGAAGGAATTGTCCATGTCCATTTTTTAAAATCTATTTCATCCCACGTTGCATTGGTGAACTCGCCTTTACGAACCATAGTGATAAGCACCAGCTTTAAAGCCATTTTCATAGTGCCCATAGCACCAATGGCATCCAGCGTACGGAAGAACAGGCCAATTTCTTCTGGTGTCAGTGTTCGCTCTCGTGGTTTAAATATGGCGATAGACGAAGGTTTAATGTCAGCCGCAGGATTAAACAAACCATGACCACGGTCATTGGCGTGACGGTATACGCTGCTGATGATCTCCCTGGCCTGTACTGCTGTTGCCCGGCCACCGCGTTCGACAATCCGGTCACACAAATCACGAACCATCGATGTGGTAATTTCAGCCATCATTTTGTTGCCAAGAACCGGAAGTATGTCACGGTCTATCACTGCCTGCTTCATTGCGCGGGTACTTTCAGCCAGAATGACGTGTTTCATATAACTGTCGGTATGTACCGCAAACGTCTCGGCACCACGAATCTTTTTGATACCGTCACGTTTAGCCGTAGCCGGTGACTGGCCTGCTTTAAGCAGCTTCTTTGCAGCAATCAGTTCTTCTCGAGCTTCTGCCAGGCTGATACCGTCACGCCCATACTGCCCGATTACCAGTGTTTCGCGGCGACCGTTGATACGGTAGTCATAGCGAAACGAGACCGTACCTGACGTAAGTACAGCTACATACAGCCCGTCACGATCGGAGACTTTGTATAGTTTGTCCTGCGGCTTGAGGTTTTTTAATTTTGTATCGGTAAGCAC